GTAAGCTTCGTGGTGCAAGAGGTGAAAAAAGAAGAGTAAAACTTTATTCAAAAGGTGGTTTAAAAGATCCTAGAGTTGGCACAGGAAAAAAACCAAAAGGCACTGGCAGAAGACTTTACACAGATGAGAATCCAAGAGACACGGTTAGAATAAAATTTGCTACTCCTGCTGATGCTAGAGCAACAGTAAGAAAAGTCAGAAATATTAATAAGCCTTTTGCAAGAAAAATACAGATATTAACTGTCATGGAGCAACGTGCTAAAGTAATGGGTAAAAGACAGGTGGTTAATATTGCAAATCAAGCCAAAAAACAAATTCGCAAAACTCGTAAGGTCTAGAACATATCGACCGAAAGTGATACAATCCAAGAAGTTGTACGACCGCAATAAGGAGAAAACATCTCTCAAGGTGGCCACTAAAGAAGGAGAACAAAATGACTAAATTATGTCCAAGGGGCAAAGCTGCAGCGAAGCGAAAATTTAAGGTCTACCCTAGCGCCTATGCTAATGCCTACGCATCTAAAATATGTGCAGGTAAAATTAAAGATCCATCAGGTGTAAGAAGAAAAGATTTCAAAGGACCTAAACCAGCCATGAAGGGTGGAATGATGAAATATGCAGAGGGTGATCAAGTTAAAGTAAACAAAGTTGCTGGAGCTTTAAGAAAAGCATCAAAGTTACATGCAGCACAAGCAAAAACTTTAAGCACAGTGAAAGCTAGTGAAGGAAAATACATTGGCTCTTACATTAAAAGCGAAATAGACGGAAAGAAAATTTCTAATAAATCTTACGAGAAATATTATAAAGGAATGATCTAATGTCAAAAAGAGGTTCATGTTGGGTTGGTTATGAACAAAGAGGAATGAAGAAAAAAGGTAATAAACTTGTTCCTAATTGTGTTCCAGCAGGAATGAAAAAAGGTGGACTTAAAGAGTGGTTCAGACAAGATTGGGTTGATATTGGAGCAAAGAAAAAAGGTGGAGGATTTAAAAAATGTGGGAGAAAATCTGCAAGTGGTTCAAAAAGAAAATATCCAAAGTGCGTCCCTGCTGCCAAAGCAGCAAGGATGACAGAATCCCAGAGACGGAGTGCCGTTGCAAGGAAAAGAAGTAGAGCACAAGGTGTTGGTGGTAAGCCAACTAATGTGAAAACATTTGCGAAAGCAAGTAAGGGTGGTATGATGAGTTACTACGGAGGAATTTTATAATGGCAACATCAGGTGAATCATCATTTGATTTAAATATAGACGACATCATAAACGAAGCATATGAAAGATGTGGTCAAAGAGCTATGGGTGGTTATGATTTAAAAACTGCTAGAAGATCTCTAAATTTATTATTTTCTGATTGGGGTAACAGAGGTATTCACCTTTGGAAAGTATCCTTAAATGAAATATCTTTAGTTGCAGGCACAGCTCAATACTCAGTAAATTCTGCAGTCAGTGATGTATTAGAAGCTTACATATCTACTACAGCTTTAGCTTCTGACAATGCTAACACTCAAGATGTTGCTTTAACTAAAATAGATAGATCTGCTTACGCAGCATTACCTAATAAATTAGCTACTGGGCAACCATCAAATTATTTTGTTGATAGACAAACAACACCACAAATACTTTTGTATCAAGCACCTGATGCATCAACTTACACAACGTTAAAATTTTACAGCATTAATAGAATTCAAGATGCAACTTCTTACAATGGCCAGCAAGCAGATGTTGTTTACAGATTTTTACCTTGTATGTGTGCAGGTCTAGCTTATTATTTAGCTATGAAAAAAGCACCTG